TGAGTTTATTGAGATTGACTATAATCGTAAGCGTCGTCATTCTACTATTGAAGGCATGACCCCGGAAAACTTCGAAAATCGAAGGAAAAGTGCTTAACTTGGTGTCTATTTAATCGGGGGAAACCCACTTAAAAGGGGCTGTCCCAAAAGGTTTTTTAAAGGTATAGGATATACAATATATTGTATTGCTAGGCGAGTGTGCTTGCAATATATTGTATATCTTCCTAAATCTAAAGCACTTTTTAAACAGCCTCGTTGATTTGACCACGGAGCAGAAATGAAATCACAAAACCCAAAGGTGGTGAACTAAGTTTGTCCAGCATCGACAAATTGAATCATTTGAAGGATATTAATTTCGTGGATACGGATGTGGATGCCCTTTTAAGCGAATTAATCGCCGATTACGAGGCCGAATACTTCAAGGAAACCGGCGAGGCCAAGACTTTGGCCATGGGAAATCCGGTCCGTATCCTGTTATATGCCAATGCGGCGCGGATTTATTCGATATTGCAGTCCATCAATCATACGGCAAAGCAAAACCTTCTTAAATATGCGACAGGCGATTATCTGGACCAATTGGGGGCCCGGGTGGGTGTAACCCGCCTACCGGCCAGCTCTGCCAGAGCTACGGTCCGGTTTACATTATCGGCTGCTCAAACCAGCATAGTGACCATTCCTGCCGGGACCCGGGTGGCTGCCGGAAATGTTTATTTTACTACTACAGAAGCAGCTAATATTCTAGTGGGTAGCCACTTCAAGGATATTACAGCGGAATGCGCCGAGGCCGGTATTGCCGGCAACGGGTTTACAGCCGGACAGATCAATGTGCTGGTCGATCCGATTCAATATGTGGCCAGCGTGAGTAATATCGATACCAGCCAGGGCGGGGCGGACGAAGAGGATGACGAATCCCTCCGCGAGCGGATCTTCTTGAAACCGGAGTCGTTCAGTGTGGCCGGCCCCTACGGCGCTTATGAGTATTTCACCAAAGAATACAGTCCCGGCATCCTGGATGTGGCTATCAATTCGTTGACTGATGGAGAAGTCGATATTTATATCATCCTGGAGAATGGCGAGATACCCGGCGAGGCGGTCCTTAGCGGATTGGGGAAATACTTAACCGATGACACCCGGCGGCCGTTGACGGATAAGGTCGTTGTCCGGGCGCCGGCTCAAGAGCGATATGACATTGACTTAACCTATTACATAAAATCAGGCGACAACGCTCTGGAGTCCGGCATTAAGACCGCGGTAGACAATGCGGTCGCCGCTTATGTGCTTTGGCAGAAGTCCAAGATCGGCCGGGACATCGATCCCGGATATCTCCAGCATTTAATTTATGCCGCGGGGGCCAAGCGGGTGGTCGTTAACGCGCCAATCTTTACGCCGCTGTCAAATACCCAAGTTGCCGCGGAAAGGACCATCATAGTCAACTACGGAGGGCCGGAGGATGAGTAAGAGCATTCATGATGTGACCCTCTTGGAATTGTTGCCGCAAAATTTAGCGGCAAGTCCGGAGATTATTGCCCTGGGGAAGGCCATTGATAAACAATGGCAAAAGCTGGCGGGTAAAATTAAAAATGTCTTAACCATCGCGGATATCTGTAATGCAAGTCCGGCTGTGTTGGATATGCTGGCGGTGGAGATGAATATCGACTTTTACGATTCGAACCTGCCTTTAGCGAAGCGCCGCGCTTTGGTGAAAAACGGTTACCTCTATAAATACCGGAAAGGCACCGCCTATGCGGTAAAACAAATCGTGAGCGACGCCTATGATATGGCCAGCGCCCAGGAGTGGTTCGACTACGGCGGGGCACCGTATCATTTCCGGATCGCCACCGAGGCCAGGCTGCCGGATGAAGAAACTATCAATAAAATCTTCAGCGCGGTCAAGGCCGTCAAAAACGTCCGTTCCACCCTGGACTACCTGGGGGCTATCAAAAAAATCGGCAAGCCCCTTTATTACGGGTTTGCGGTATATCAAAGGCATTATCAGAAGATTCAATAATTAAGAAAATGCCCAACTCACCCCTGAGTTAATCGGGTTGTTATATTAACCAAATTGCCATCCCCTCTCTTCTTTAAATTACTGTATTTCTGAAGGTCCAAAGAGAGGGGAACATAGTATTCGCTTGCTTTTTCACGATAGCTTTTATCCGGGCCCGAAATAACAACCGAAAATATTTTAAAAATTAAAAGCCAATCAAACTACCTTCCCCTCTCTTTACCATTCATAAAAGCTTTCGGAAAAAGAGAGGGGAAAAGCAATCAGGCAACTATTTCCCGTAAAACAACTGAAGGGGTGAGTTGATTACGGATTTATCAGCTTACATAAATAATCATCAAGAAAATACACAATCTTTACTAAGGAGGAAACAAATGGCTAATTTCGGAGATCTGCGATTAACCGTATTAGGCACAGTATTACAAGGGAAAGCCCAAACCGGGACCGAACTGCGGTTCACCAGGGTGGCGATAGGGGATGGCGTGCTGCCGGACGGCAGTTCATTGGAAGATTTAACGGCATTGATACATGAGAAAATGTCGGTGGCCATCAATGAGATCTTATTGAATAATGACTTGGCAACCCTGACTGTTGCTTTTTCCAACGGCGGGCTCACTTCAGGGTTTTATATCCGTGAGCTCGGCATATTTGCAAACGATCCTGATGCGGGGGAGATTTTATACGCTGTGGCCAATGCCGGGGTGACGCCCGACTATCTGCCGGCGGCGGGGGCCAATATTGTGGAAGAGATATTTGAGGTTGTGACCACTGTGGGAAGCGCAACCAATGTCACCGCAATAATTGATAATTCATTGACATTTGTCACTCATCAGCAATTTGCCGCTCATCACCACACGCCGGGAACACAGGCCCAGATCGAAGCGAAGGATGTGGTAAGCGTCTCCAAAGGCTTGATCACGGCTGAAAATGTCCAAAACGCCATCTATCAAACGGAGGATATGCTGATACCTGCCGGTGACAACTATATATTACAGTCGGTGGACGGCGGTTACGGCGGCAAGTTTGCCGCAGACGGACTAAATCTGAATATCACGCCGCTGGAGGCGGTGATCGGACGGAAATATCATTCGGCGGCGGCTTCATCGCTGAGTTTGAATCCCAGAAAAGCTTCTTATATTTATGCCACCAAAAATTCGAATTTAGATAGCGTTAGCCCTGCGATTGGCAGATATGATGCAGTTTATCCCGAAGCCGATGCTAATACTGTTAGTAGGTGGGTATTTAATAGTACTGGTAACATAAGTAATAGTGCAGTTGGTAATGGGCTAGCAGTTGCCAATGATTTGGCCAAAAACGGCACAATTACTCAAGTTGATGGTTGGGCTGATTATGCTATGCAAAGTGATGGTTCAACTGGTTATTACATAAGTGCTAATTCTACGGGATTTCCTACAGGATCAGTAGAAAGAGAAATAGATGCCGTTTTTACAGTATTCGAGGTAAATGATATAATTTGTGGCTATGGAATTGCATCAGCAGCTAATTATCGTATAGTTTTGAGAAACCATATGGGTAATCTTAAAATAGATTGTTCTACCAATTTATTTGATACTGGGCTTGCTCTTGAAACAGGTAAGACATATTATATTGCAATGTTATATGATACATCTAAAATAATGGTTTATGTTAATGGTTTATTGATATATACTGTTGCGACTGTGCTTGTAACTGCTTCTACATCAATGTATGTATTAAGGGATTCTGCTAGCGCATCATTTTCTAAAGGCATTGTCCATTATGTTGAGCTTCGTAACAAGATGCGTACTCCTCAACAAATTGCTCAAATTAGCAATAAACTCTGCCTGCCTTGCCATTACACTGGTTATCAAGCAAGTTACCCAGTTAATGATGTAACTCCTGGCGCGCATGTCTATAAATTTGATGATGCTTCAGGATCAACAGTAACTGATGAGAATGGTACTTTGAATGGAACAGCCACTGGAACAACTATTGTTAACAGTGAGATTGGGTTGGGGAAAGCAAGGAAGTTTAATGGGAGTAGCGATTTTATTACATGTCCTAGTATTAATTTTGGTAATTCAGATTGGACAATAATTACAGTTTGTAAACCTAGTAATGCTATTAGTGGTGCTAATAAGGCAATTGTAACAAATTTTGATTCAAATGCTTATGGTAATGAATTTCTTATTGGCGGAAATGGGGAATTGATAACTTCTTTTAATAACAACAGTTCTGATTATACGTCTTATAGTACTAGGGCAAGGGTACAAAATGATACTCCAAATTTTTTGGCTTGGGTGGTAAAAAATTCTGTTTTAGTCAGTATGTATGTGAATTGTTTAACCCCAGAAATTTTTGCGACGATTGCAATTAAGAATGTATCACATCCTATGTATATTGGTAGATGGCCTGGTGGGAATTATTTTGGGGGAACACTAGATTATTTAGCTATTATCCCCCGTGCTTTATCCCAACCAGAAATAGCCCAATATTATTACGCTCTTATGAAACAATCTGAAGGGACTTTAATTGACGATTGTCTCCCGGCTAATTCCATTTCATTAGGATTTGCCAGGACTGATTCAAGTAAAGTAATTGAATATAATGATACAGATTATAAATATATGCGGAATGAGGGAGTAACAGAAACGGAAGGAAATAAGAGAGCATTTCTTGGATGGAAGTATTTTAATAGTTCGTCAGAAAGTTCTCGCGACTTGATTTTTAATAATCCGTTTGGAACAAGGAAGATTAAAACTTATTTTACCTGGGCGCAAGATGCTAATGGAACTAACGAGAGTGATGTGTTTGGAAGGTGGGTGAGTAGTTCTATTACATATGGGATAGTTTCATTGAATGTAAGCTTTCAAAGAATATCTGTTCGTGCTGATGTTGGCGGCATTTGTTATTTTAATGGAACTTTACAAACTTCAGGTTATATAGGCTGTTATGCGGAGGTATTATAAAAATGCTATGGCACAATAAGAGTACCAATGAATTGCAATCCACTCCACCCTGGGGAAACTCCTGGATTCATCCTGATCTGCAAAATGAGTTTTATTCCGGTTGGGAGCAGGTTACTGACGACTATATACCGGAAACAGTGGTAACAATGCAGCAACAGATCGATGCTTTAAATGGTGAATATTTGCCGCAATTTGATGCATTGAAATCGGCAATAGCCTCCGCATCCGCCATTGATGATGCTGATCTTTCAGATAGCCTTAAAACCGAGTATCAGACTCTGTGGTCGGAGTATAACGCGAAGATGGAGGCGATAGTCAATGGCTAAATTTTGCCCGATATGCGGGAGCAAGTTGGATGAAGACGGGAAGTGCACCAATATGGCAAGGTGCAAATACCGGAAATAGAATTTTACCGGGGCTGTTGTAAAAGGAAATTTGTCGATAGAGCTATACAATATATGGCTTTTGCATATTTTTTGGCGCAATATATTGTATAGCTCATTGATTTTAAAGTACTTTTGCGACAGCCCTCTTTCTATGTTTTAGATAAAGCATTTTTAATTGCGACAAAATTTTCCCAATACTCATTCAAGCGGTCATGTCCAAAAATTAACTTTTCCTGCCGCTGGCGGGACATCATTTCCGTTCTTGCATTAAAACGCCGGTCATGCGGTCATATTCATTCAATAAACGATCCACTTCAATGCTGGCGGCTAAAACTTCGTCATCGGTATAACCTTTTTCGTCCCATAACTGTTGCATACGGTTGCGGGCGATTTTAATTTGCTCTTCAAGTATTTTGAGAACATAATCTTTACTGATTGACATCCGCTTAATACCCAACGTATCCTTTCCATGACCTCGAATACTTCTGTTAAAAAGATTCCGCGCCTCTTCTTTATCCAGCTTTAAACTAAAATAGAGATAGTTTTCACCAATACATTATATCGTTATTTCAATAATATTGCAATAAATATCATTATTATTGAGATAAGTTTCTTTTCTGCACCACTATAATGAGACATAAAGAGGTGGAGCTATTTGCAGGATAATTTTTTAGAAAAATATCGGGAAATCGGCAGAAGGATTGCTTTTTATCGCAGTAAACGGGGTATCTCACAAGATACTTTGGGCGAAAAAATCAATTACAGTAAAAGCTATATAAGCAAGATCGAGGCTTCTGGCTCGAACGTCCCTTATTCATTAGATATTTTGTTTGCAATCGCCGCAGGATTAGAATTAGACCCGGTTATTTTTCTTTTACCGATCAGTGAAGAGAATTTTGAAAAATATCGAACTGATAAATGAACCGATGGTTAAGTTAACCAACGCGGAAAACCGGAATCATAAGATTGTGGGACAGATAACTGATCATCTCGTCCATTTTGTCCGTCCCTGAAAGCCGGTGAATCGAGTTATATGACTCTAAGTGGTCCTGTATGTCCGACGTAGCGAGTATTATGGCCATGTAACATATAGTGTGTAAACTCCAAAACAAGTATAATAAAATGACTGGAAAAAGGAGAGTACACATACAAATGGCTAAATTGCACGAAAAATATTACAAGCATCGGGACTTAATTCGGGAA